TCAACCATGGGGTTGCAACCGCCGTCCAAGTTGGACCCGGACATCGCTCAGCATATCGGTCACCCGAGAGATTGCCGAACGCATTTCAGCCTGGAATTCGTGCTCTTCTCGGTGCTGGTCGTCTATGGCGTGTTCTATCGTGGTGATTCGTAATTCGTGTTCGCTAACTTTGACTGTCAGATCGGCACGCACCTGCTGAATATCGGAGCGGAGGCTGAGATAGCTCGTGATTGCCCCGGTTCCTATCGTCAGTAGGAGAACTGCGGCCTGGAGAAGGTGCCCGAAGTTGATTTCCGGGCTGAATCTCGGCCAAAAGCGGTTGTCGTCAGTCATCGTCCCCGCCCGACGATCCGGATTCCGCCGGGGCCGAAGCTCAGCGTCTTTGTCTCACCGGCAACCTGCAAGCTGCACTCGCCGGTAGTCTCATCTGCGGTCACGATCTCGCCCGGGACATCGGCGTAAGTGTCCGTCCGGACAATTTTCCAGCGGCGCTTGTCTTCGCTGCCGTGCCACGACTCGAGTTTCATTTGAGAGACTCCGTTTTAGCTTCCAAATGGCGACGCAGGAAATCTCCGGGTCGGCGGTGCGCCGGCGCGCCGAACGAGTCTGACTGACAAGCATATGTTGCGGCATCACGGGACTGCGAGGATGAACGCGAGGGGGATCGGAGCAGTTGCCCCAAGATCACGGCGTCGGGTTGCGCCACCATTGGGCGAGATCGGAGGTCGTGCCGGCGAAGCGCTCGCGATCGCAACGCCCAATTCCAGGAACTGGCGCGACCCCGCTACCGATCTGACCGTCAGTGTGCTGCCACAACTTCCATCCCGACCAACCCGGCGGACAAACCGGGCTCGAACCATACTCGGCGAGCCAAAGCGCACATTGCTGAAAGTCAGGCTGTGCTGGAGCCACGTCCCACCGCCCCGTGTAGAGTACGGGCCAGGTTCCGGCCATCGACTTGACCGTCGAAAGAAAGACCGCCGCGTTGTTTTCGATCGTTTGGCTAGTCGCGCTCGGTTCAAAGTCAAGCGCCATCAACATCGGGACGCCGGTTCGCGCGACCGTAGAGAGGAAATAACCTGCCTGCGCCGTGGGATCCGACGTGTCGAAGAAGTGATAACTTCCGACAAGGAGGCCTGCGGCCTTTGCCGCGATGGATCGCGCGCCGAAGGTCGGATCGACGAAACCTGTCCCTTGGGTGGCTTTGAGGATTACTGCAGCCATGCCGGCTGCCTTAGCTTGGGCAAAATCGACCGGCGCCTGCCAGTGGCTCAAGTCGAACACCACGTCGGAAATGATCTGCGGGAGAAAGGGGGTCGTCATTTCAGCTCGATCCGATAAAGGTCCAGGCAACGTTGGCTAATGTCAGGTCGGGGCTTGGAGGAGCAATGACGGTCAAGACATCACCAGTCATGAACGTGGTAGCCGCTGGCATCGCGAAGGTCGCCGTCGCCGCCGAGGCCGCAAAGACCATAGACCCGACATTGGCGCCATTCTTTTGGATGTCGAAGGTCGTCGAGGCGGTTGCAGCCATCCCGGCGGTGCCCTGGGAGCCGGCGAGCCCGACCGGGAACGTCACCGTTCCTGCAAACACATAGCGCTGCACAACTTGATTAGCAGTGGCCGTGCCGCCAAGGGAGCCCGACACCGTGGTCGAAACACCGGCTTTTCTCGCGCCGGTCGTCGTGTAGGTATAAGGCAGCACCTCCGAGAGGTTCTGCAGAGCGCCGCCGACGATATTGAACGACAGGAACTTCAGGTAGATTGTCTGTCCAATCAGCGTGCTCGGATATGGGAAGCGGCCGACGGACTGATCGATCCGCGCGAACTGCGTTCCGGCCGGATGACTTGCTGGAGTGGTGCCGTAAACCCCGCGGTAGAGTGTCGTCAGGTTATAGTAATAGGCGCGCGTCAGACTGGCGTTCTCGTAGGCGATGAGTTCGCCGCCGACATAGCACAGGGTGACGAGGTTGGACGCATCGGTGGCCGACACGGACAGGAGTTGGCCGCGGCTTTCGCTGAGATCGACTGAGCAGGTGTCGGCGGTGTCTGGATTACCACCGCTCTTGCCCATCGCCGCGGTCAAATCACCCTGCGTCGCCGCTCCGGAAACCGTCCCCGCGAACGCATAAGAATTTCCATCGCTCGAGATCCAGACCTGCGCGCCGCCCCAATTCGGGCTACCTGACAGTGCGATCCATATTTCGAGATCACCAGAAAGCAACGCCGCCGGCGGTTCGAAGATCAGCGGGGTGTTGACATCCCCCGGGCCGGTGCTCCAGTTCGGCACGAAACCCCCGACCGCTGCGCCGCTCGCCTGCTTAACGGCCGGTGTCGCAGTACCACCACTGACCCCGAGGATCGATGGAGAGGCAGGTGGTGAAAGATTGGAGGTCGGGTAGAGCACGCTTGCCGAGTAAGGTCCGAAGAAATCTTCGGCGGTGATCGACAGCATTCCTTCGTCATCTTCCTCGACCGCCGTGATCCGCACCGTCAAGGCGCTGATTGCGAGCCGTGAATCGGTAATCTGAACCAGATCCATCGGATCCAACAGGATGTATTTCCAGCCGAGCTGAAGCGCACGGGTCGTCCGGCGAGCTGCGGCTGCGCTGCGTCGACATAGAGTACGCCAGCATTGTGCCAAGCATGGATCAAGCGCGGCCATTCCATAACGATCGCACCATGGGCGAAGCAACGGCCGAATTTGAAGAGCGCAACGTCACCCGTTTGCGGCGGCCCCGGGATCTCCCGCGCGTACCGCATCACGCCCTCAAGATATCGCTCGGCATCGCGATGCAGATGCCAGTCGGGCGGATAGAAAGGCACTTCGAGGTGCGGGACGACGCCGGCCATCTCGTACACCTCAGCGAGCATCATCAGGCAGTCGGTGCCGGCACCCTTGACCCGGCCCATGTGATGATAGGGCGTCCCCAACCAGCTGCAGGCTTCCTCCGTAACCGCGAGTCGCCGGGGATCCACCTCAGCATCAGGGCTCATACCGCGGTCTCCGGGGTAGGGATATACGGACAACCGCCGAAATGATCGGCGTTGTTGAAGACGTTGGTGCAGGTCGCGAGCGTGCGGTCGCAACCCGGCAACAGCTGGAATTGATCGCCAACGGCAACCGGCAAGAGAAAGGCGAGCTTGACGGTAACGCTGCCCCCGCTGACAAAGCTCGAAATCGTGCGACCATATCCGGCATTACCGCCGGTTACGCCGATAATCGTCCCTTGCGCGTAGGGGGTGGGCGTCATTGGTGCCCCCTCGATTACGGTCGTCGTCGACCCGCTGCCGGCCGGGAATATCGAAGCGAGGCTCTGGCGGTTGAACTGGCACATCGCATCGCCGAAAATATGCGTGCAGCCCGATTGCCACAGTCGTCGTGGCATCTGAATGTTGAGCAGTTCGAGGTGCGAGCGGCATTTCATGTCGATGCCGGTGCGGCTGCAGTCGATGTCTGAGATGCGCCCGGAGAACAGGATCACCGTCCCGGCATTGGTGTCGCCGTAACCGCCGCCGCCGGCGCCCATAAAGGCGCGTTCCAGCTGCAACAACGCGCCGTCGAATAGTCCCTGCCACGCGGCTTCGAGAAACGGGGTTGTGCCGACGAGATCCGTCGACTCGGGGTAGATCTTGATATCGAGCTCGTCTACCTGCGTGCCAATCACGACCTTGGTCTTCGAGCGCTCGAATTTCGGCCCGGCGGCGAAGACGTACCCGTTCGCGACAATGGGCGTCGGCGCTGCCGAGTAACGCAGGACCGTTGCGCCGCCGACCAGAGTGAAGGTGTAGAGGTCGGCCATCATGAATTGTTCGCCGCTGTTGAGCAGCGCGATCAGGGCGGCCGAAGCGGGCTTCACGGGCGCACCGAAATAAAGGTCAGCCTTTTGAGCTGCCACAGCTGAAACATGAAATTCTCGAAGGCATAGCTGTCGTCCGTGAAGCGACACCGAAAGTAATAACTGTAGTCGGCGGCATGATCAGACTGCTGGCCGGCGCCGTACTGAACGTCACCAGCCCGGTGCTCAGATCGACGCTGTAGGTTCCGGGGTTTTGCGTGATGCCGTCGAGGTAGACGGCGGTGACGACGTTGGGCGCCACGATCGGCTCCAAAAAGCCGCCACCGGGCAAAGTCGCACCCATCGCGCGCTGCAATTGGAACACCGTCGTACTGGCATTGCCGATACCGATCTGCTGGCCGGTGACCCGGTAGTCGCTCGGGTCCTCAAACAGGAACGTTCCGTAAGCGCCCTGGCACAGCATGAAGAACCCCATCAGGGTTCGCAGCTCGTCATAGCCCGCAGTCGGGTTGTCACGCAATAAGTCGAAGACCAGGGTGAACTGCCAAAGCGGATAGGGGTAGTCAAGCGCCCGCAGTTCGCGCCCGGACACCGCCCGCTGGATGCGGGTCTGAAAGGTTGGCGTCTTGGTGACGCTCCACGCGAGACCCGGCAATGACGGAAAAATTCCGATGTCTGCCATCAGCTGGTTCGCAGCATCGATCCGTTACGCGTCGCGTTGTTGATCGCCGCCACCAGCGCACTCCCGTTGGCGCGAAAAAATCGGGCCACGTCTTGGCTATCCAAGGCCTGGACGCCGAAGTTGACGACAACCGGTACGGCCCCACCGCTGTTGAGGCTGGCCGGCGCTGCAATTAGGTTCTGCAGGCCCTGCGAGATACTCGTGGGCAGTACCATCTCGTTGCTGTGCAGTTGCGCGAGCACGCCTCCCGGTCCCAAGCTCGGCACGGCCCACCCGCCCTGCGCGCTAGGGACGATGCCGCCTCGCTCGAAACCGAACAGACCACCAATACCCTTGAAGAGGCCGCCAAGGATACTCCCGGAGCCGAACAGGCTGCCGAGCCCTAAGCTTGTGGCCACGCCGCCGACGAGCACTTCCGCGCCGCTGCCGGTGAGCCCCCCCGAGAAGTCCTGGTCCCCGCCACCGCCAAAGAGGCTGGCGCCAAAAAGGTTGCCGATCTGGCCAAAGACACCCTTCACGGCGGAATTGACGAATTCGGCAATGATCGACTGGGCAAGGTTTGCCAATGCCTTCTGCACCGTTGTCGTGCCCAGGATGATGCCAGTAACCGAGGTGTCGATGGCGCGCTCGATCGGCGCAACCAGGTCATCCCATGCTCTCTTATTTGCTTCAGCCATTTTAGTGTCGAGCGCCTGGACTTCGCCGACGTATTTCTCGTAAGCGAACTCCTGCTCTTCGATCAGCTTCTGCTGAGTCCGGACATCGTTCTGTGCGGCGTCGAGCTTCTTCTGGTAATAGGCCTGGTCGTAGGACCATTTCAAATCGAGGAGATCTTGTTTCTGCCGTACCTGCTCGGTTGCCGAAATTTGTCCGAGCGCAGCCTCGTCGTCGATCGCCGCCTTGTTAGTTGGCGAATTTCGCATCGGCGACCTTCTGATTTGCGTTGAGCTGGTCAAGCTGATCGCGCTCGCGCTGTACCGCGAGCTGCTTTTCGAGCTCGTAGATGTTGCGTTCGACTGCCGAGCGGGCATTGGATCCGGCCTCGGTCAGCGCCAGCTTGTCCTGCCAGAACGCCAGCTCCCCGTCCTTCGACTGGCCAAAGAAGCTCTGCTCGGCCAGGAGCTGTTCCTGCAGCCGCGCGCGCCAGGCCTGAACGCTGTCTGCGCCGCCGCGACCAGAAAGGGATGCGTTCGATCGTGCGCTCTCTTGACCGCGAGCGTCCCCAAAACCGGCATTGGGGACCATGCCGTTACCGACCGACCCCGCGAGTCCGGCAGCCTTCGACTGCAGGGCGCCAATGCTGGTTGCAACCTGCCCGGCGGCCGTGTCGATTTGAGATTGCGCCTGCTGAGCGGCCACACCCAGCCCTGCGAACTGTGTCCGCATCGCATCCGTCGCCGTCTGAACAGAATTGGACGCAGCCTCCATTGCGGATTGGAGGTCGTCGGTCTGGGCGCTGATGACGACGCTGGTTTCAATGTCGGACATGGATAGCCCTCATGGCATGAGCATGCCGAACGTGGTCAATTCTCCTGGCTGCCACCCGCGAACTTCAGTCGACGCTTCTCGCTTGGCGTCGCAGCTCGGCAAAATCAAGCACTACGCCCGGTAGTCCGGCATGCACGTCGCCCGCGCCGAAGCCGGGGCCGAGTTCTACGAGGAGCGCTTGAATATCGGAGCCCTGATTGGACCCGGCCGATGGTGCGCGTTTCCGCTGATGCTCGCCGACGCCGAGATACGCCCCGACCAGGATGTGCACGGGCGGACCCTCGACCCAATATGCCGTCAACTCTTCGAATTCGAAGAGCGTCATCTCGTCGATTACGGGGTAACTATAACCGCAGGTGGTGGCGAGGAGGCCGTAAATGGCTCCGAAATCGTCCTCGTCACCGCCGCCGCTTCCCCCTTGGGTTTGAGCCCCGAGCCCGTCAAGATGATATTGAGCACGTTGGCGGCATTGCCGAGGTCGAGCAGGCTTTCGACCTCGCTCTCCGTCGTATCTGGATAATTCCGCTGTAGCGCAGCTGTCACGAGCTCGATCAGCACAGCGATCTGCGCCTCGCCCATGGCCCCACCGATCTCGGTCAATTGCCGCACCTTGGGCATCAGGCGGCGCAGCTGCCCGAGGGTGAGCGGCGGCACCAGCCAATCCCGCCCGCCCATTGCAATTGTCACGCCGGGGATCATTATTCCACGGTGCTCAGATAGCCGATCGTGCCCGAGGCATCGGCGAAAGCGGAGAAATCCAGCGCCTGGATTGTCCAGTCGTCGACCTTGGTCGGCAATGACAGTTTGTCAGCCATACAGGCGTTGAGGCGCAACGCCGTCCCGTCACCGCCGTAGCTGGCGTAGAAAGTCGCCTTGAAGGTCGGCGTCGTGCCCATGATCTGGTTGGTGATCGTGAGCTTGCTGCCCCAGGGTCGTCAGGCTGTAGGTATACGAGATTAATATTGCCGCACTGGCATCAGCGGAGGCAAAAGTATAGACCCCCGTAGCGAAGTTTACGGAGTATTGACCGGCTGAGGATGGTGTCGTTACCCGGTTGAACCGGTTGCCGGTCGCGGCATAGACCACGCCCAGATCGTCGTTGTAATCGGCCGCGTTCGCGACGGTGACGGTGTAAGGCGTCGTCGCCGGCACACTGGCGGCCTCGAGCTGCGAGACCGCGAACTGGCCGGTGGCCGGGGTCAGACCGAAGAAGATGTCGGAGTAGAGCAGCCCGATGATCTGGGCGAACTTCGCCTTGCCGGTGATCTTGCCCTGACCGCGCGCGATCGCTACCGGAAACTGAAGCTGGCCATATAGTGCCTTGTCGGTCCAATCGAAATCGATCTGGATATCCTGCAGCACCCCGAATTGTCGCGGGCCGATGCCGGAACCGGTCACGTCGGTGCGTTCGCCCCAAACCGCACCCGAGCCGAAGCTCAATTGCATGTCAGATACTCCCTTTCAAAAGCCGCTTCAGGGCCTCTTTTGCAGCATGGGCGGTGTTCCAGGCCTGCGTGTCGCGTGCGACGGCCGAGCCCGGAAAATGATCCTGCCACCAGCGCTCGATCAGCTCGTCGATCGAGCAAGCCCGGCCTCCAGGAGTGACGCGGCGTTGCTCGATTTCCTCGGGTAGAATGAACCCTTCTTTGGCATCTTCCCCGGCCATCGGGATGCTCCTTCGGGAATGGTCAGAAGCACAAGACCTCGACCGGTACGATCGCAATCGCCTGGTCGCCGAGAACACCCTCGTCCGTTTCGACCTTGCCGGCGATGTACGCATGCTGCACCATCGCCGGCAACCTGAGGTTCTGGATCCCCGTCGCTGGTGATGGCGCCAGTGCCGCTTCGAGTGCGTCGAGCAGCGGGTTCAGAAGCATCGCCGGCGCCAGATAGGGATTGCTCGAATGGACATAGACGTAGAAGTCGGCATAGAGGGTCCACACGATCGGCGCCTCCAGCGCCTTCATTACGGCCGTACCACCCTTTTCGCTCATGAACAGTGCGGGCTGCTCGGCTGGAGCCACATCTGCCCAATGTCGCAGCCGCCGGTTCGCGCTGGCAAAGCTCGCGGCACCGGCCGCGAGCTCCCAGAGCGCGGCGTAGATCGATTCGCGGATGATCATCGCGGCCGCTCCACCGCGGAGAGACCCATATCCCGCCGCTTCATTGCGAAAGGACGTCGGCCAGAGCAGCCTCCACACCCTCGCGAATAACCGGTGTCATGTCCGCGAGTGCAGAGCGCAGAAAAGAGCGCTCGGGAAGATTCATGTGGCGGTCATAGGCTCTCACACTGATCGTCTTCTCCGAGATCGGCCGGCCGAAGGCCTCCCTGACGCGTCGCAGGCTCGCCCTGACACTGACCGTTCCGACAAAACCGTACTCCTGTGCGCCGGCATATCGGCTGTCGGTGAACACGCTCGCCGTAAAGGTATTTCCGCTCTGATCGACCCGAAAGTCGATGCTCGACCTCAGTGAGCCGGTACGGCTCCTGAGCACCTGTCCGCTCAGCTTATCTTGCTGCACGTTGGCCTGCAGCTCGATCCCCAGTCTGGTGATCGCGCCGAGGAGCCGCGAATTCACCGCTTCGGGCAGAGCGCGCAGCCGCTCCAGGGCTTGCTCATCGCCAACCAGACAGGCCGAGATCACACGCCACCCACAAGCGTTGCCGTATCCGTCTGGGTCGGCGCCGGCATCAAAAACCCGGCGACCGGCGTGACAACGCGGTATTGCTGGATCAATGTCTTGATCGCGTCGGTCATGTCTTTTTGCGAGTAGGATACAGTCTCGCCGCCGCCGATTGCCCGAGCGATCTCGCCGACTCGGCTGCGCTCGCGGTAGCGCAGCGCCACGAGCTCGATGCAGGCTTGGGCTAGCTCCGGCGGTACCGCGGCGTAGCCCGCGGTATATTGCAGAGTCACGCAACCCGCCTTTCGCGGTACCGCATATCCTCGAATCACGATTTGCGTCGGCGCAAAAAGGTACCCCGCTTGGCTTGCGAAGGTGCTGACGGCAGCGATGCCGGGTGATACCGGGGGGGAAACCGGGATGGGCGGGATCGTCACGCCGTCGACGACGACGAGGCTGACGGCGCTCACCGGGAATGTTGCAAATTGGTATCTCGCTTCAATCGGCCCCAGCGCATTACCTATTCCATCGCGAACTTCGATCCAGTCCTGCAGCGCAATCTGCCGATTGAGCCAAGTCTGAATATATTGGCTCGCTGCGGTGATCAAACGCGTCAACAGCGCGTCGTCGGTTGCCGGAAAGGCGCTCTGCCCGGTCTGCAACCACGCCTTGACGTCGGCTAGGGTCGTCAAATCGCCAATGCTCGGTCCGGCGGGAGAAAAGTTAGGCATCATTCGAGCCCGGCCGGGGGGTGTTGAGAGTCATCGCCTCACCGCTCCGGCGTCATCATCATGCTCCGGCGGTATGCATCTCTCGTGGACGACATATCCGCCGTTGTGCAGCAGATACACCGCGGCCCTGCGGGGTACGTGCACGACCCCGTCGGGGTCGTGCACGTACCGCTCGGTTCCGTGCCCGACGGCGTCCCAGACCGGGAAAGTGGCCCGTAACGCGACTAGATCAGACACGGGGATACCTCCTCAGCCGAAACCGAGACGTTCAGGGGCCTCGGTTAGCCGTTCGCAATGTTGCAGATGACGCCCATCGCGAACGGTGTATAGCACGCCAGTACTTCTTCACAATAGACGCCGACCTGGCGCTGGCGGGTGACGAGCGGCCAGTCGATCTGGTAGTAATCCTGCCGGGTTTTGACTTCGGCCACGTTCGGCACTTCGTTCGACTGGTACTGGATCGGCAGGTTCTCGGTCCAACCGAGGATGGTGCCGGGTGGCACGCGCGGGTGGATCCTGATCGGAATTCGCAGACCGCCATTGATCGCGAAGGGGTTGTAATAGAACTGCACAACCCCGGAAGCGGTTACCTGGTATTCACCCTGACTGCCGTCCGCAGGGGAGTCGAAGCGCAGCAACGGCCCGGAAGCGTTGGACAGGACTTTGCTGGTTATATTCTTGAGCTCCTGCGAGTTGACGTAGAGGACGGTCGGCGACAGCTCGAAGTTGTCCCACATTTTCTGGAACATGGTGTCGATCTCGACCACCGAACCGCGGCCAGAGGCCGTCAGCGGCGTGCCGGTCCCGGCAGTTCCGGTCGGCATGATGTGGACATAGGCGTTCGAGCCGGGCTTGAGCGCGGTGGTCAACAGCCCGTCGTAGGCATAGCTGGAATTGGCCGAGTTGTCGCCGGTGATTGCCGTTTGCGACTGGTTGCTGGTGCTGATAGGAGCTGAGATCGCCAGGCTGTTGATCGTCGTGATCGGCTTGTAAGGTCTCGGCCCCGGAGGCGGTGGAGACATACCAAGCATAGGCTACCGCACCTTGCATCGGGGTGACGCTGCAAAAAAGTGTTTCGCCGAAGCTCACCGCTTGACTGACCTCGGCGCTGATATTCGAACAGCCGCCCGAGAGGATGTAGCTCCTCCCGTCGGCGCCGGTAACGGTCATCGACGTGGCGACGCCGCTCAAGACGCTGGAATTCTGGTAGCCCTCGAGGGTCAGCGCCACGACCTGAACATAATAGGTTCCGGTCGGGAGCGTGGCGCCGGTCACCGACACCGACAAGACCGGGGTGGCCGGTGTGCCGAGCTGCAGCGAGGCATTGCCGGCGAGGATCGCCATCTCTTCCTTCAGCATCATCTTCTGCAGCAGACGGAAGGTCATTCGTGCCTGAATGTCCTCGAATTCGCGGCCGGCTGAGATCGCTTCGAAGGTCGCTCCGTCCTCCTCGCCGATCGTTACGTAAGTGGCTGATTTGTTCGAAGTCGAATAGGACATCTACCCCGAGCGCTGACCTTCCGGCACCCACCCCATCGAGTCGAAGCCGGAGCCCATGATGGCGTTGACTTGGCGCCAGTTGGTGGCGGTGCCGGTTCCGCCGCTGACGCGGGGCATGACGTTGCGGATCGGCGTCACGAAGGGATAAAGGTTCTTGGCTGGCGCTTGAAGGTCGTAGGCGATCAAGCCCGTTGCCGTCGAGATCGACTTGGCAAGTGTGTCGCTCGGCTTGGCCAGAGCTCCTTTCAGCAACGCTAGAGATTCCTGAGTAATCGGGTTCATCTGATGGTCCTCCCGGAAGGGGGGAAATAAAAGCCCGGCCACGGGCCGGGCTGGTGGCAGCCTCTCGGTGAACAGACGCGTCCCCGAGAAGCCGAACGGCTGAAGATCTTGTCGGTATTACTCGGTTTGGTTCTGCGGGGTGACCCCGAGCACCCGTATCGGATTGGCATAGCTCGCCTTGATCAAGGTCAGCGTCTGTTCCTCCTTGCTCATTTTGGCGAAGGCGGCGGCTATGGTTTCCGGCGAGAGCGGCGTATCGCCGGGGCTTCCTGCGCCGCGGCCATCCTGCTGCTTCGATACAGCGACGTTGCCTCGGGCGATGGTCAGCGGGGGAAGCGGCGTACGGGCAATGTCATCGACCCGCTTCGACAGACGGTCGAGCAACGGCACCATCTCACTCAGCGTATTGACCAGTGCGGCCTTTTCGGTGCGTTCATCCGCCAATACCTTGGCCAGCTCTCCTGCCTGCGCAGCCTTGCCGGGCTCGATTTCGGTACCCTGATGTTCTTCCTCGCCAACCCCCGGCGAACCGGCGCAGGCGGCGCCAGCGGCCAAAAGATGGTCGTGGGCCGCGCATAGATGTGCCAGGGTCTCGCTGGAATGGCGCGCACCCGCTTTGATCACCTCTTCAGTCTCGCCACTGCCTTCGCGAGCGGGCATTGCGCCAAAGGTCGGCGGCTGCCGAGAGCATGTCTTCGCGTCGGTGAGCTTTCTGATGCATTCGTGGGCGATATCCGCCAAGTTCTGGTGCGCCGGTCTATAATCGGCTCCCGCCTTCCCTATCGAACTATCAACGGTGGCGTTGTCGCCGGGGCGGAAATCGGATGCCGGCGGCTGCACATTCGGGGCTACCTCGTTGACGTCACCTATCGCATCACCGATCGACGCTACGGAGGGAACGGCTCCCGCCTCCAGCAGATGGCTGCGAGCTCGGCCGATATGCTCCTTCGCCTCAGCCGGGCAGGCCGTCAATCTCCATGCATTTGTCGCAAGCGTAGAAGGCCATGTCTGCCAGTGCCTGGTCGGCGCGCGAGTGCTTGGCTTTGGCGAGGAGGCGGGTTGAGATCTGCTGCATATTTGAGTTTCCGGTTTTGAGGAGTGCGGCGATGCGCGCCGCGCCGTCTGGGGTGATGCCGGCAAGCAGTTTGGTTGGGTCTAAGCCGAAAGATCCCCCCGCCGATTGCAGGTTCTCGAGGAGTTCGCTGGTCTCTTCAGTAACCAATGCGCTCAGAAAGCCGCACAGCTCGCCTATGATCGCCTGAAGTCGAGCAGGCTGCGGTGAGGCGTCGCCTTCCATCGATGCCTCGATTTCAAGCGCATCGTGAAGCCAGTCGAGTTGGACAACGATCTGCGCAACGCGTCCGACATCCCAAAGTGCCTTGGTCAGGGCGGCGCACGCTGCTTTTGCGTCATCCTCGGCCGAAGGCGGCCCGGCGCGATCGATCTTCTCTTTCCAGGCGGCGACGATCTTGTCTTTGATCCGCTTCAGCTGATCGCCGGTGTATGGCGTTGCATTCTTGGGTTCGTTTATATAGCTCCAGGCCGCCCGGATATGGCGTTCGTTTTCAATCGGATAACGTCGCTTGCCGTCCGACTGATATCCGGGATCGGCGTAGTCTGCCGCGTCGTGACGTTTGGGAACATTACTGGACACTTCGCCGGCCTCTCGGCCGTCACCCCCCTGGTCGCCGCCAGTGGCAAGCTTGGTGAGCGCCCCTTGGGCCGTCTCGATCGCCTTCCTCGCCGCATCAATTGTCGCCTCCGCTCCGGGGGCATCCTCTAGGTTGACCTGGTTCGTCTCACCGACGGCACAATTCGCTGACGCGAGCGCTCGTTCCTCGAGGCACCTGACGGCGTCGTTTTTGGCGCGATGATTGTGATCGGAAATGCCGCAAGCCCAGATCTGCATCGGCGGGTTGAAAGGCTCTCCCGCGAGCGCAGCCGCCGTCTGATGCGTCCGACTTCGCCCGCCGACACCTTCGGCGGCTTTCCAACAGTCAAAGACCGCCTCAGGGTTTGCCGGGCGGTCGACCAACGATATCTCGTTCAAGACGAGGCCAGTGATGGTCTTTGGATCGCCCGCCGCGCGCTTCGTCACCCGACCGCCGATCGAAAAGCCCCGATAGACTTGATTTCTGACCTTGGCGACCGCGACCGGATCGACAACATGAGCGACAATTCGGGTCACACCGTCGTCGCCGACTCCAGCCTCTAGGGTCGTTCCGGCCGCCGAGAGCTGATGCATCTCGCGCAGTGCCGGGAAGCGCATATACTCCGGGATCGCCTCGCGCATCGCGTCGGCCTGAACGACCTCTCCCTGGTCGTCCACAGCCTCGGATGTCGCGATCCCGTGCACTCTGACGGTTCCGTCGTCCAGAGGCTCCACCTTTTGAATTGCGCCGTAGAGTCGCATGATCAATGTCCCGCCAATGAGCCTTGCACGTGCCTCCGGGGGCTCGTCATTCTTCTCCCTCCCGACAAACCGCCCGCACACTGGGTCGGGGATCGCTCGAGCCGATCGGCTCTGACTGCACCCTGGGGTGAGGAGGCCTGCCGATAGCCTCTGCCAGCATTGTGATCGCTTCGAGCGCCTGCCCGGCCGAATCCGAATTGTCCGGAACGATGATCTTGACCGCTGCGGCCACGACCGCTGCCCATGCCGGGTCTCCGGTCAGGACATAGCAAAGCGCGCCAGCAAGTACGCCGAAACCGACGATGGTGCTGGGCTGGGGTGGCCATACCAATCCTGTCTTGGCCAACATCTGCTTGCCGCCCGTCAATTCATGGCGTTGACTTCGAACCAGGTGGCAACCACGTCGTTCGCCGAGCCGGTCGTGTAGGACGAACCAGTGAGCGCTATGACGATTGCACCTGACTCCAACGCAGTCGAGAAAACGGGTGAGCCGATCCCGCCATGAATGCCGCCGAGGATCGCGGTACCCTGTGCGTATTGCGTGTTCGAGCCGGCAGCGCCATATTTTAAGACATTGGCTATCAGCTGCCAGCCGACGTTGTTGTTCGGCACCGTCCCATTGGTCCAGGCGCCGGTATCTGCGATCACACTGCCGCCGGTCACTATTCCTGCCGAGATCGTGGCATTGAACCAGAGCTTTACGCGCTTGTCGTTGTTTGTCTGCCCTGTGGTGCCTTGGGCGGTGATGCAGAGCCCGCGGCCGGCGACATCAAAGCTCGATGCGGGCATCGAGTAGCTTGCCAGGACGTCATCGGTGCTGTCGGCGTTGTTGCCAGCGAGCGGATTGCCGACCTGGCGATTGAGATTGCCCTCCTCGAGCAAGGTGCCGGTGCCCCCGCCGAAATATGACAGCATGCTGGATGGCTGTACTCCGACACCGGGGGAGACACCGTCGAGTGCCCAGCTCGCAGCTCCGGTTGCCGCAGACAAGCAGACCCAGACACGCCCGGCGGTGATATTGAACCAACGTGAACCGACCGAATAATCCTCTGTATCGTCATCGGACATATTCGGATCGGTGGTCGCCCTGAGATTGTTGTAAGCGGGCAAGAAGGTGCAACCGGCGCGGATCAGATCAACGACGTCGCTGCTCGCAGCCGCGGCGATGACGCCGTTCTGGTCGGCTGTGTAGAGAGCTCCAGATGTCTGAATCTGCGCATAGGGAGCAGGCGCGAGCAGCTTGGTCGTCATCGTCGATTTCTCCTGAGAATCATGAGCCGATATAAGTGCCGCCGGCGGCCTAAGCCGATCGCGGCCCCAGAGCGGCGTCCCTTGGCAGCTGTGGAAAACTCTAGGGTTGTTCCGGGTTGGCCCTCAGGGCAGCAACGGCACGGCCTTGCGCAAAACCATCGAAGGGATCGTGCCGCCCACGGCGTTGCAGGGCGCACTCGGCCTCGTCTGTAGCGAAAGCGAAGAGAAGGTCCGCTTCGACGTGTAGGGGGCGGCATGCTGGGCCGCGCTGAGCCCGGTAGCCTATGCGATCGAGACTGCGCAAACCCCTGGTTTGGCCTCGACCGTCGCCATTGTCGGCCGCTTCCTGCGCTGCGTTGGTCAGATCGGTCGACGCGAGTTTGCCGACTTGCGCGCAGCCGCCCGCCGTCAGGGCGACGTGAACGTCAGGGAAGTGATCGGGGGCAGGTTGATATTGATCGTGAGCGCTCCGGTAGCATTGGGAGTCTGCGCCATATCCGTCGCGGTCAGCGTGAGCGAAGTCGGCGTGCTGCGCGGAATGGCCGCAAGGTTAAACCCAGTCGCGTTGGCGGTTATGGTGAGCTCCGAGGCTGGCGCCCATGCGATGTTGGCGGGCGGTATCGGATTGCCATTCTGATCGCCGACGGTCACGTGCACCGACGCACCGCCCTCTACCAGGGTGAGCGAGTTAATTGGTGATGCCATATCAACCTCCTCCAATCCAATAGCTGTGTCATTGACGAACGAAAACTAGCAATGGGTCGAGGAACGCGCTGAGCGCGCGGCCCTGGATGCACGCCTCCGAGCGTGTCAAGAAATTATCCTCGAGGCCCCCTATTCGTCGCCCGCGAAAGCAGGGGTGGGGCGTTGTCCCTTGATGACCGCTTTCGCGGGCATGACGGGCAATATGAGTCCACGAAACGCGAACCTTGGTAACGAGGTCCTGGCTCTTGACCGAGTCAGATCGGCGGAACGGACGATCGTCGTGCTACTGTCCGACATACTCCTGCACCGGCGAGGCGATTTTGACTCGGTGTGCATTGCCTACTGTCGAAACCGGCAGATCCATCATGCGCGCGACCGCAGCGATGCTGTATCCGGCCTGCCGCGCCAGAGCGATCGTTTCGCGGACCCGATCGCTCAAGCGACGGACACGACGAATTCGTTTCACGGCCATTCTTTCTCGTCTGAGCGAGAAACTCGCTCGCCCTGGCGTGCGGACCCGCTACCGGTCTTTCACAGTCGTGGCATTGAGCTTGGTTGTCGGCGCAACGGCGTCGCGCAGCGGCACCGGTCCCCGGGCGGTCAAGAACATCGGCTCGTCACCGCCCTCGATCGGATCAAGCCCGAGGATGTCGCGCGCCTCGTTCAGGGTATAGATGCCGTCCCTTACATATTCGCCGAGGATTGCCGACTGGTCCTTCGGATCTGTCGGCCGTACGTCAGACCAGACAAACTCGAGGTCAGCATGTCCCATGCGGTTCTGGATCACGCTGTCGACGAGCCGCTTGACCCAGCCCATCAGCGGCGCAAGCCCCTCTTCGAGAGCGGCTTGCTGCGATGTTTGCGCGGTTGCTCGGTTGACTTGAGGGGTGAACGCGGTCGGTGGTAACGAGAATGCATAGCACACGATACGCGCCAGCCACTCGTCGAAATCGTCCTTGTAGGGCGCCTCTTTGAAGGGCTGGTACTTGGCCCCGCCCGGTCCCCACAGCAACCGCGTGCGGTTGCCGGTATCGAACCATTCCTGATATTGGCGGGTCTGCTCGGCATTCCAGCCGTCCGGCGCGCTGATTAGTCCGGCCGGAACATTACCTTCGGTAAAGTGCTGCAGTTGCATCGCCTGCCGGCGCAGCCCGATATTGACGGTTGCAATGATCTGCTCGACGGGGCCGAACCCGTAGGCTTTATGCGGGCGGCGATTGCGGGGCAGATAGATCAGACCGTCATCGCTCAACAGGCGCCAGGGCCGGCCATGGATGACCTGCTCATATGCCGGCGTGGGAGGCTGCGGCCGCCGCCCGGTATCGTCGATCAGCACCTTGATGGTCGACCCGTCAACGATGTCGAGGCCGATGAGGTCGCCGCCGCGGTTGCGGCGGATCTCGAAGGCCGGCGCATCGAGGACCAGAACATCTTCGAGCGCCTCCCGCAGCCAGGTGGCAAAGGGCTGCTCGCCATCGGGGGCACCCCAGAACTCGGTCAATCGGTCGATGCGCGCTGCCGCATCCGCAGCCGGATCTCGTTCGTTGCGCGATTTGATTTTCCAGTCGAGCTTCTCGATCTGGTCCTTGCGCGTCTCGATCGCGAGCCGGGTAATGTCGTGGCAGTCAGCCAACGCCCTGAGCTCGTCAAAACCGACCGGCTCATCGGAGCGCGGCGTATATATCGTGTTGTAGCCAACCGGGAAATCCCACAGGCGAACCTGCTCGCGCTCCGGTGGAACCAGCGGGTAGCCGGGTGAAAAGATGCCTTGGTCTGGCTGAAAAACATCGCGGAATTGGGTAAGGTCGTTTTGCGTCCCCCAGCCGCCCCAGCTGTACGAGACGAGCGACGTCCGCTTTCCGCCGGCAGGTGGCATCGTTTACTTCGCCTGTGTCCTGGAACCGGCTGCGGACATGATCAATACCCTCCCGTGATCGGCGCGCGCATCCAGGTATTGGGTGCAGTGCAGATGTAGAGGTATTCGCTGTCGTGGGTGATCTGGTTGGTCATGCAAGCCGACGACGAGGCCGGCGAGCCCGCGCTGACCAGGCCGCCCAGTTTGTTCAGCGTCTGCGGCGTCGCGGTCACGACCCGGAAGTTCGAGCCGTCGAATTGCAGCGCCACATATTCGTAGTTCTGGCCCGCCGCCAAGGTGATCGAGTTGCTCGACGTGCCGCCGGCTGCCGGAACCAGGATTTTTCCACCGGCCCCGCCACTGACCTGGACGGTCATCGCCTTGGCGTTGTCGGTGGCAAACCCCATGATCCAGCCGGTGCCGATCGATGGCGTCGCCGGCAGGGTCACGGTCAACGAGGGCGCGGGTGTATTGTAGCTCGACACCGCGTTCCCGTTGTCGCTCTGCGAGGCGGCGTAGGTGCTGACCGCCGGAAAGCTCCAGCGGTTGACACCGGGCGCGTTGCCGAAAATACCGATCTGCGTCGCTGTCGCCGGTGTCGCCCCCACTACCCGGAAGTTACTGCCGTCGAATTGCAGCACCAGCTGCTCGTAGTTGCCTGACGCCAGCGAGGCCGAGGTTGCGACAGCACCGCTGCCGGGGAAGAGTATGTGGCCGCCCGCGGTTCCGTTCACCTGAACGGACGCAGTCTTGTTGCTGTCGCTGGCGATGCCGATCGTCCAGCCCATCGGGATCGCGTCCGTCGACGGCAGCGTCACAGCAAGGTACGAGAGCGGGCTGCTGAAGCTCGACACCATGCTGCCGTTGTCGGCCACGCTCGCGGCATAGCCGCTGACCGCCGGGAATCTCCAATGACTGATCCCGCTGGCGCCGATCGTGCCGATCGCCTGCGCCGTCGCCGGTGTCGCATCGACGACGCGGAAGTTGCCGCTTCCGTCGTACTGCAATGCGAGAAATTCGTAAGCGCCTTGACTAGTATTGGCGAGCGTCAAACTCGTCGCCGATCCCCCCGAGCCCGGCCAAACGATGTTGCCGCCCGACATGCCATTGACCTGAACCGACAGAGGCTTTGTATTGTCGGTCGCAAAACCCATGCTCCAACCCGTCGGAAGCTCTGTAGTCGCCGGTAGGGTCACCGTCAATCCCGCCATTGTATTGAAGCTCGACAGGATATTGCCGTTGTCCGCCAATGTTGCCGCGTAGCCCGAGGTCGACGGATAGAGCCAGTTGCTGGGCCAAGGGGGCGGGTCGAAACCGTTGACGAGACGGGTGTTGCGTGTCGAGGAGATGACGCGCCAATTGTTGCCGTCGGACTGAAGCACAACGTTCTCATAGTTGCCGGGCCCGAGGATGATGGACGATACCGCCTTGCCTCCCGACAGGATCGCACCCGACGGAGCGATCACGGTCAAGCCCTTGCCGTTGTCCGTGGCAAATCCCATCGTCCAGCCCGGATTGACGATGGCGGCGGCCGGGAGGGTTACAGTCAGCGAGGCGCCGGGGGTGTTGTAGCTCGAGATGTTGAGGCCGTCGTCGACCGGTGCTGCCGTATAGCTGGCGGCCGTCGGGAAGAGCCATCGGCTGCGGGAGCCGCTGCCGATCACGCTGACGCCGGTCGAGGTTGGCCCGTAATTGACGGTGGCGCCGCCATAGTTCGGATTGATCAGGACGTTGCCGATGCTGGCGGTCGCGTTGATCGCGGTCTGGCAGTTGAAATAGGGAGAGACAAACGTGTTCAGGCCATTGTGGTTGAAGGTGATCGACAGGCAGATGGGCGACACCTCCAGATCGAGGCCGAAGAACACATTACTGAAGTTGTAGCCATTCTCCAGCAGCAGACCGCTACCGCCGGTCGCCTCGGCCGTGCCGGCGCCGGAAATTCGCGAGAACTGGGTCTGCTCCAGCGCCAACCCGGCCGCACCGCCGGTCGACACGCATACCGCATAGATGTCGCTGTCGAGCACGAAATTGAATTGACATCCGCCGGCGGCCGGATTGGTACTCGCATTGTGGACGGCGAGGTGATCGATCTTCGCGGAATTGTGGGCGTCGGAGAAATCGGTCTTGCCGAGCACCACTGCATAGTCGGGGGTGCTCGCCCTAACGAATAGAGTACCTTCTTGCTTGAAGTAGAAACAGCCGGCCGGGCTGCCCGGCGAGCCGCCGCCACACTGGATCTGAAGAACCGGCCCCGCGGCTATGCCCTGACCGTCAATGGTGGCCCCCTCCGAGATCAGCCGAAAGCCCTTGGTTGCCTGCCCGGCATAATCGATCACGACCGGCGAGGTGACCTTGTAGGTACCGGCCGGGAAATGCACCGGCCAGTTGTTGGTGATCGCCGCGGCGATCGTCGTGCTGATCGCTGTGCTATCGTCATGGCTGTCGTCGCCGATCGCGCCATTGCAGCGCACATCGATCCACGGCTGCCCCGAGCACACCAGCACGCTCCCCCCCAAAGTCGCCGTACCAGTCGTCGATAAGGTCGAGAAATTTCCCGGCGACTGGGCGAAAGTCGGGAGGGCGACGCCAAGCCCGAAGGCGAAGGCGGTGAGCCACAGCAGGCGCTTCACCACCGACGCGCCGCGAAAGCCTGCCCCGTCGTACTGCCCCAGAGGCTGACGGCGCCGGCGGGATTGTAGCCAGAGGGTGTCATGAACACCGCGCCTGCGGGGATCGGGATCGATGCACCGCCCGACATGGCCACTCCGACATCGCTAATAAACAATGGCTGCGACGAGTTGTTCGCGACCAGGTACCCGTTGCTTGGGACGACACCGGCGAACAAGACCTGAGCCATTCCTCCGGCTACAACTGTCCCGCTGCCGTCCACCGCTGCCGAACCGGCAGTGTTAATGACCGGCAGCGGCATCGCCGGGCCGACCGGGGTGGCGACGCCGCCGACCACCGCCGCCGGCGTATGCATCGGCACGAGGTTGCCCGCCATATCGGATTGCGTCGATATCGGCTGCGTCGTGGTGTTCGCGTCTTTGACCAATAGCGTCAATCTGGTCTCCTTCCGCAACGCTAGTGTTCAGACCCGGACAAGCGATTGTCGTCACTCCCTCGCAAGCGGCCGTCAGTAAATTGCGGTTCGTGCGGGGAGAAGGTTTATTTCGTCGTTTCGGCGGAAGCGGGAACCCAGGAATCTCATACGCTTGCCCAGGGCCCGCTTTCACGGGGGCGACGGTTCGAATGCTTGTGCGATTGGATTACAACCCCGCGAACGGGAGTTCACACACGGCTTTAGATGGCCAGGTTTCTCGCCTACTGAGGCCGCCTCGCCGCTTCCGGCAATTTCGCTGACTTGTATCAGATCGATCCGGATTTGTCAAACTGTAAATGCGATATACGCAATTAGGGGTGACCAAAATATGCTTCCAGGGCACCGAGCGCCGCGATCAGGATGCCGGAAGCCGCTTCCTGGCTCACTCGCCGGCCGCTCCAGCCCTGCTCCAGCGCCCACTCCTTGAGGGATCGCTCCCAGCCCACGACGTGCCAAAGGCATGACCCCGCGGGCGAACCCACACCGCCGACCGCCTGGATGGCTCTCCACACTGCATCGCGCGCGGCCTCGATCCGTAAGCCGGGCTGGTCATCGTCGTTGAACCTGATCGAGCCGCGGTCCCTTGGCCGTGACCAATCGGGGACGCGCAGCGGATCGAGTTGGGCGACGGCGAAGCGCGCGCGGAAATCCTCGCCGGCCTGGCGCATTCCAGCCGTAATCGAACCGCGACGTTCCATAATCGCGAGCGTGTCGACAGCGCGATAGGGGCGCGCGGGGCGTCCCGATTCGTCAGCGATCGGCCGCTCGAGGCGTTCGACGACGCCGTGGTTACGCCGTTCCGGGGTTGGCACGACTGCAGCCTCGGTGCGTTCCGTCACCTTGCCGGGGCGGGAAAGGTTACTCATTTGAGACCATATCATGAACACTTTGGTTACGAAGAAGTCGAAACGGTATCCTCCAGACGCTTGAGAAACTCTCTTGAAGGGCCGCCACGGTTGCGGCTGCGGCGACCACCTACTGCGCTTGCGATGGCCTCCACCTCGCGAATGCGGTTGGCTTCAGCAGCGCTACCGTTCGCAAGATGGCACAGGGCGTGATGTTGCGGACAATAGGACGAGACAGGCCGTCGCAGGGCCCCGCAGATCCGATGCCTCCCAGCCTCGTCTATAATGTATGCGCAGCCGTCGTCCCCCTCGAAAATGTCCCGATTCTGCGGCGCAGTCGATGTGTTCATAAAAATCTCCGTTTTCGCACGATCTATCTTGTCGCGATCGCACGACCATGGTAGTGTTGATATCTCCTATGTCAATATCGCAATTTGTGAAAGACGCATTATGGACGGTCCTTGGTTTCATCAGGCCCTGGAGCGCGTCGGGGCAACCCAGGCCGATCTCGCGCGCCAGCTGCGCCTGGCTCCCTCGGCGGTTTCCCGCATGATGAAGGGGGAGCGAAGGATGAATCAGTTGGAAACTGTGCAGATCGCCGAGTTTCTTGGGGTAACGCCCGATGAAGTGCTCCGCCATGCCCTTGAGAGTACGGCTCCCGTCGGCGACATGCCGCGGCCCGGGCGCGGCCGGCCGCCCTCCAGCGGCTCCGGGACCCCGGGTGGATCGCCTCAGGGGACGGTTCGAATGCCGGATCAAATCCCCATTCGCAGTGCCGCGCGTGGCGGCGGCGACCAGGAGATGTTTCTCGAAGACGGCCCGATCGGCTACACACCGCGCCCCGCCAGCCTCGCCGGCGTGCGGTCGGCCTATGCGATCTACATGGTCGGCGACAGCATGGAGCCCCGTTACGAGCCGGGCTGGCTTCTCCATGTCAACCCATTCAAGCCGCCGACCCGCGGCCGCGACGTCGTCATCTACAAGCAGGGCGACGCGGTGCTGATCAAGCAGTTCGTCGGCTGGGAGGGAGACACGCTCGTATTGCGCCAGCTCAACCCGCCCGAGACATTGCGCATCCCGCGCGATCAGGTCCGCGAATGCCACCTCGTGGTCGGCGCCGATCAGGAAGGATAGGCAGCGAATCACGGCTTTCGGGGTTGGCACGCAGGGCTGGGTATAGTGGTCAAAATCTAACGCTTGGTACCAGGTGCCAAGGTCCGCTGATTGGCGCACGGCGGCGGTTCGAGTTCGTGATGCTGACGGTCGGTTGTGCGCCGATTCCGGCCGCTCGCCGAAGTGGGGTGCCGGTCAGAAGTTGGACAGGCATCGACCGGCTCTCTCTGCCCACCCTATAATTGCCAAATTCACACTTTAGAATTCGCCCTGGCCATCAGCAGGCTTTAACCACCGGGAATGCCCGACGCGCCGCAGCGGTTCTGCAACCGACGCGAGAAATCTCGCTGCAGATTGGCTGCAGATGCACCAAGCCGCGCTTGCCCCTGCAAATGACGGTTGTAGGTTGCAGCAGCCCAGGACGGCGGAACTTTCGGCGGTAAAGCGGCATCCGGGTATTCCGCAGCCTTGGCGAAACCCGTAGAAAGAGGGAGCGGGAGGTCGGGGGAAGAATGGATTACGACAGCTGCCGCAGCCTGCCGGCAATGTTCTTTGAGCGGGCGGCCCGGCTCGGCGACAAGCCGTTCCTGTGGGCAAAGCGCGCCGGCGCCTACCATGCAATCAGCTGGGCCGAAGCGGCCGGCGACGTTCGTCGGCTGGCGTTAGGCTTGAGATCGCTCGGGATCGCCCGCGGTGAGCGGGTCGGCCTGGTCAGCGAGAACCGGCCGGAATGGGTCATCGCCGATCTGGCGATCATGAGCGCCGGAGCGGTCACCGTCCCGGCCTATGTCACCCATACCATCGACGACCATCGGCACGTATTGGCGAACAGCGGCGCCCGCGTCGTGATCGTCTCGCGGCCGCCGCTTTCGGCACGGGTGCTCGCCGCCGCCAATCAGGTTTCCACGATTCACACGGTCGTCGCGATCGAACAAGCCGCCGGCCAGGCCAGCGAGGTCGACATTCGCTCTTGGGCGGAGTTACTCGAGCTCGGCAGCGAGATGGCCGACGACCTCGCCGATGTCGTCGCCTCGATCGAGCCCGACGACATGGCTTGCCTGATGCACACCTCGGGGACGGGCGGCATCCCAAAAGGGGTGATGACGAGCCACCGCAATATCATCGCCAACTGCCGCGGCGCCTACCGCCTGCTCGCCATGGTGGGGCTCGGCGATGATGTGTTCCTGAATTTTCTGCCGCTCTCGCACACCTACGAGCACACCGCGGGAATGATGTTTCCGATCTCCCTCGCCGCACAGATCTACTTTGCCGAAGGGGCGGAAACGCTCGCCGTCAACATGCTCGAGGCACGCCCGACCCTGATGACCGCGGTGCCGCGGTTTTACGAAACATTGCACCGGCGCATCCTGCTCGGGGTCGAGCGCCAAGGCGGCCTCTCGCGCCGATTGTTCGACAAGGCCGTGGCGATCGGGCGCAAGCGGTGCCTGCGGCAGTCGTTAAGCCTTTACGAGCGCCTGCTGGACCCGCTGCTCGACCGCCTCGTGCGCGCAAAATTGCGCCGGCGTCTTGGCGGGCGGCTCAAGGCGATGGTTTCGGGCGGAGCGCCGCTCAGCCCCGAGATCGGCAGCTTCTTTGTCGCGCTCGGGGTTCGGCTGCTGCAGGGTTACGGGCAGACCGAGGCCGGGCCGATCATCGCCTGCAATTCTCCGTTGCGGATCAAGATCGACACGGTCGGGCCGCCGTTCGACGGAGTCCGGGTGAAAATAGCCGATGACGGCGAGATCCTGGTCGCCGGCGACAATGTCATGAAAGGGTACTGGAACGATCCTGAGGCGACCGCACAGGTGCTCGAAGACGGCTGGCTCAAGACCGGTGATGTCGGCCTCGTCGACAAAGACGGCTACATTCGGATCACCGACCGCAAACGCGACTTTATCAAGAATTCCGGCGGCGAGACGATCTCGCCGGCGCGCGTCGAAGGCTATTTGACGCTCGAGCCGGAAATAGCCCAGGCGATGGTATTCGGCGACTCCCGGCCTTACCTGGTCGCCGTGCTCGTGCCCGATCGCGACTTTGCTGCCGCCCATGCGCCGCAAGCATCACCGGATGATTTTCGCGCGCTTGCCGCCGATCCCCGTTTCACCCGGGCGATCGGTGCCGTCGTGGCGCGTGTCAACAGGGTACTCTCGCCGGTCGAGAGGGTGCGTCGCTTTGTCATTGCAACGGAGCCCTTTACAGTCGCCAACGGGCAAATGACGCCGACCTTGAAGATCAAGCGACACGTGATCGGTGAGGTCTACGGGGGCGCTCTCGACGCGCTTTACGACGGCAAGGACCTGGCGGCCTGAGTAGGAGGGAGGAGAAAGCCATGCGCCTCAACGGCAAGATCGGCATCGTCACTGCGGCGGCCTCCGGGATGGGGCGGGCTGGGGCACTCCGC